CTGATCAGGAGCAACAATCTCTGCGAGTGAGAATTGTTTCTTCCATAATGCTTCAAGAGCATCGTCATCATCAAGTAATGGACTTACTGCAGCAAATTCAGAACTATCATAGTTTCTGTATCCTGCTACGTTCTTTGCCTTCAACTTGAAGTTTGCACCTTGCCAAAAATCAAATGGGTCAATTGCTTCCTCATCTTCAAACTCAGGTTGCATTGCTGCAGTTAGTTTATCAAAGATTTTCTTACCATATTTGAATAAGAATACTTTACCTTCGTTCTCAGGATTTGTTGGATCTTTCACAACGTAAATGTTACTCATATAAGTAAGTTTACGTTTTTGCTTTCGTGCTGTTTCTTTTCCTGCGTCTGTTCCATTGTTCCAGAGTTGAGTGTTGTACTCAGAAACAGGATCTTTACCACCAAGAGTAGTAAGACTGTTCTCTATGTACCAACCACCAGGACCTTGGAATGCATGTGAATATAACTTTACGAAGGGTAGGTCTTCACCTTCGGGTGCAGGTAGGAAACGGATAACAGCATATCCATTACCACTTTTATCTACATCTAACTTCCATGTACGTTCGTCACCAGACGCACCGTTGTTGTTCATTTTCTCAACTTCTTTAACTAACTTTGCAGTTAAAGAACCAAGCTTAGATTGTTTTTTTAAGTCTTTAAAAGACATTAGATTACCTCGGATAATTTGATTGGGGGATCGTTTGTATTATAACAAAGATAGATGAATTAGTCAACACTCTCTTTGAGTCGTTCAATGGTGTCATCCATTGCACTAAAAATCGAAGGCATATCAGTTCCCTCTGGGAAACCCATACCTTGTAAGGACTTACGCAATTGATTTTTCATATCTTTTGCTTCTGGATCATCTGATAAAGATAATCGAGTCCACATCGTTTTTTGTTTCTCTAATAGAGTTGACAACTTATCTACGTGTTCTTTCCTGTCACTAGAACTTAGAAAACCAAAACCAAACATCTTACCATAGATGCTAGTTTGTAGTCTGTTAATTTCAGATAATTCTTCTCGGACTATTTCCGATTCAAAAAATCTCATTTTTTCTTTGTCTCCACAACAGGTTGCACTGGTTCCACTTTACTTTCCTCGATTTGCTCAAGGACATCAATTGCTCCTAGAAGTTTCATACGAGTTTCAGTTAATTGATTTAATTGACTCGATACTTCTTTGAGTTGAGATTTAAGATTTTCAAGCACTTCAGCATTACTAAGAGCCATTACGAATAACCTCCATAATTAATTTTTTGTATTGAAACACATTAATATTTATGAAAGGACTATACTTATTAATTTTCATCTTTACGGTTTCCCATACAGGATCGTCAAGTTTTTTATCAAAGTTTTTAACGAAAGAAAAGATCTTTTCGTAGATTACTAAGATTTCTAAGTTTAGTTCTCCACCCAAGTGTTTCTTTAATATTGTTGGGTGTCCCTTGGAGCAGTTGAATACTTCTTCCAAGTCGTTCTCGGAGAGTAATCTCTGTGATTGTTCTTTGAACAAGTATGTTAAACTCTGCTGAGTTTTCATCCACTCTGAGTAATTTCTTTCTCCAGAATTGATAATTTCTCCAATCCATAAATTTTCTGGGTTAGTTGATGTCACAAAATTGGCAAGAAGAAAATCAACAATCTGACCATCAGAATACTTACGGGAAGTTTTCTCAAACCAGTATTTGTCTTTTCTTCGATTGAAAGCTGTTACTGTGGCACGGGATTTGCCACCATATTTAAAGAAGTCATATTTACGATTTGTAAAATGACTTTTCATAGAAAGATAAGTTTGATATGTTTCAAACGGTGTCACTTTCCTCTTCAACTTCTTCACTATCTAATTCTGTAATTGAGTCACAAGGAACTTCATTATCACCTATCATATACCAATGTTGTGGTATACCAATACTATCGGGTCTGACACCTAAGTATTGTAAATCAGGAAAAGAATGCTCACGAAGCATCGCTTGGAGTCTCCAGTGAATTAATTCTGATTTCTTCATTATAAAGGTAGTTTTGCCCTCGAAGTCTTTTTCATAAAGTTAAGACGAATTGCATCCCACTTTAATCTTTCCTTCAAAGGTTTTGATATGAGTTTCGTTACTGATTCTACCTCAATATTGTTTATTTCGCAATAGTGTATGATCGCATCAATATAATTGAGGTCTTCATCAACCACAATCTTCTCAATGTCCATCGCAAACTTCTGAGGAGTAACAAACTTATTCGCAATAGCTTTTTCTAGTTCTTTACTTGGTTCCATAGAGTTCCAGTTTATCTCCAATAAACTTTCTAATGTATTCTCCAAGGAGCTTGATGTATTTTGTTTTGTCGTATTCTTCATAGACAACGCACTCTCCATTTTCACATGCCATAATAATGACTAATTTTTTTACAGATATACCCTTCATCTCATATAGCATACAACCGTATGCCATTGCTTGAACAAAATAGTGTTCAATCCACTCTCGTGGTTTAGGTTTTTTAGATGTTTTGAAATCTATTATTGCTAACTCGTTGTCGTACTCTGCAATACAATCAACTGTTCCTGCTATTCCTAATTGCTTACTATATAGCGCACCTTCCAATGCGTGTATTTTACTAATTTTATTTAACTTACCCTTTGATATTTTAAATAAAAAATCAGATATAGGAGGGACTTTGGGAAGTTCTTCATTTTTCAGATAATACTCTGTAAGAGTATGCATATCTGTTCCACGAGTCGTAGCAGCCTTTGTAATTTTGTCTGCTGTTTCGTTACCAACTCTCTTTCTCCAATCAAGAAAGATCTGTTTGTTAAAGTGACTTGTGACTGATGTAATTGAAACTAACTTAAGTAGTTCTTCTTCATCAGGTACAGAATAATAACGAACTCCATCTATTGTCTCCCGTTTAAGTGGAGGAAGATTCAAATCAACATGTTCAAACATTACATACCCATTTCTAATTTTGCAATAAGATACTCCTTGACAAGTCCTGATCGAACAATATCATCAATACCAAATTCAATCACATCAAATGATGGCATGGAACGAATTATCTTCATAAAGTCAACGATACCATTTCTTTCATTAGTTTTTTGCAAATCAGTTTGAGTTGCATCACCACAGAAATAAATTTTACTATCTTCACCAACTCTTGTTATTATACTATCAAGTTCGTGAAAATTCAAGTTTTGAAATTCATCAACGATAACAATTGAACGGTCAAGTGTTGTTCCTCTTAAAAACGAGGTACTCCAAAACTTAATTGTATCTTGTGCTTTCAGATTACCATAAAGCATTTCAAAATCTGCATCAGATCCCATCTGAAACATATATTTTACCATATGTTTATATGGCACTTGATATATGTCTGACTTGTCTTCATGATCGCCAGGTAAGAATCCAATTTCACGAGTTGCAACTAATGAACGCACCATATAGATTTTTTCATAAGGTGTGCTTTCGTCTAGTACATCTTTCAAAGCATTATATAAGGTTACAAAGGTTTTACCTGTACCTGCAGCACCATAAGCAATAATATTTTTACCCTCTTTATAAGAGTTAAATAAGATTTTTTGATTTTCAGTTATTGGTTCAATATTGACCAAATATTCTGAATTAATAGGTTTTTTTCTACGCATTTGCTTTGCTGTCAACCCAACTCCAATAGGTTGATCTCCATTACTTTTTTTTCTTCCCATTAATCAATCTTTTGTTTCTGAGCACCAGGATATTTTTGAACTCTCTCTAATACTTCATTCCAACCTGGTTTTCTTCTTATAAGTTTATTTTTCCACTCTCCAACTTCCCCAACACCTGGCATTGTAGATGGATCTGAGTAATCTCTTGACCAATCGGGATTATCAGTACGCCACTGATCCCAATCATTCACACTCATCACTACTTCTTTTCTGTCACCAGTTTTTGTATTAACTACAGGATATGTTGCCATAATAATTGATTAATGTATAGTTATTTAGACCCATTCAAGTGCTTCTGAGACCGATGGGAATTGTTCGGTAAACACTTTGCGACAAGCTTCTGCTATCTCCATATGTTCTTTCTGTGTTCCATGTGCAGAACGTAATTCAATATAGTGAATCCAAGAACGACAAGAACCTGTCATATAGATTTTTGTAGGAGTGCATAATGGTAATACCATTCTAGCACATTCTTTTGCAACTCCTTCTTCAATCATCTGATTATACAATGATTGTGCAGAACTGAAAAGAGTAATCATCTGTGCTTCTAATTTTTGCTTTACAAAAGGATCTAGATCATCGGTTGAGTTCTGACGATTCTTTAAATCTTGTTTTCTTAAGTCTGGTAATTGAATTTTACCAAGTTCATTACTCTGTGCATATCTTTGAGAAAACTCTTGAAATGTAAAAGAACGATGTCTTAGTATCTGTGCTGCAATCGCACGAGTTGTTTCAATTTGAAGTGTCATTGATGACTGCTCGAACACAGACCAATGATTATGTTTAATACAATATCTTAATAATCCTGCATAGTTAGGATTATCTTGATTGTTTGGATTAGAAACTCTGGCAATATGTGCCATTGTTTTTTCAGCATCAGGTGTGATACTTATTAATTGAACTTCCATTTAAAAACGTGATAAGTAAACTATATCTCCTGATAGTAATGTTCTACCTTCAACTTTTGCAGGAGGAACCCAATGCATTATATAACTTGGAAAAACCAACAATTGACCTTCTTTAACAAAATGTTCTTTATGATCTATAATTATTGGTGCACTATCTTGAGGAGCACTAATATAATAAGTAAACGATAAAGCATGGGGAAAATGATTATGAGATTGAATCCATGAATTTAATGGATAATTCAAAGCCCAATAAGAATCAATCTTAAATTTTTTTGTGTTGCTTCTTATCTCATTATTATATAATGAATTGGAATAATATGCAAATTTATCAGATATCTCAGATAAAAGACTTTCAATCCAATCAAATAATCTTTTTATTTCTTGTATATGTATCTCAGTATATTCCTTTGTTTTGTAAGCTTCACCTAAAACAGACTTAAATTCTTGATTATTTAACCAAGAAATTAAATTTTCCTTTATTTCATTTGCGAAAGGACAATCAATAGTCTCTATCATTTAAATCCTTTTGAATTTTTTTCTTCAAGTGCTGCAAACTCTTGTTCTGCAATTTTAAGAGTTTGTTTCATCTCTCTTAATTTTTCATCAGTATATAGATAATCTTGCTTGATTAATCTTTTAAGTAATTTAATTAACTTTTTTTGTCTACCCATTAGTCTGAACCATCATCAAACATTTCATCATAATCAAGTCTTGATTTTGGTGCTTCATCATTTTTGTAAGAGTCCACATCAGAATACACTTCTGCTTTCAGTGCGTCAACCATTAGTTCGAGACTCCGAACAATGTCTTTTAGTTTATCACGTTCCATAATAAATGACTTTTTTATATCATAGCATAAAAAAAGAAGGGGATCAACCCCTTCTACTTGTTCAGCAAGAGTGTCGTTAACTCTTTGAAGCGAATTTGCGTTGAACTTTGATTCCACGATACATTAGATCGAAGTTTCTCTGTTGTGCTTCCGCTTGTACCATGTTACGGTACTCTTCAGTATCATACTTGATACCACGATATGTGACTGTTGCCATTTGGGTTCTCCTAAAGTAATTGGACTTTTTACATCCGTTCCTTCAGTCGGCTTTTGCGTCCTCTTGCGAGGATGAACGTACCCGTTCCGAGTCGGCTTACTTGCGCCCCTTTCGGGGTGAACGTTGTGTTAATACTAACACATTCATACTATATATGCAAGCACTTATGTATTCTTTGTTACAAAAACCCTACAGACGAAAAATTTTGGGGAGATTTTTTTGCGGTATTTTTGAAATCACTTCCGTTTTTTCTTTTGAGGTGTAGAACTATACCCCCAAAGATTTGGTTTAACTGTACCTCTACCATAATCTATGACCTTCAGACCCATTTTAAACTTGTCATAGTACATATCAAATAGTTTAACTCTCACACCCCTTGTGAGGTCACGACATACTTTACCATTGTATTCATAGGTAATGATACACGCATCAGACGGTGCATTTGTTATTGAAACTTGTTCGAGTGTTCCATTTTCTACAAGAATCTCACAACCATATTCTTCCTTATGATTTTCTCTTTCTTTACTTGTCCAAATTGTTTCTTTCTTTTCTTTTGGTTCTGGTCTCTGTAACTTTGATGCAGTCATGATCTACCTCCCCAGTTAATATCTGGATATGCTTCTGATACTACGTCTTTTGTAATTTTATATTTTGATTCAAGATTTTTATCTTTAACAAGAACAATAATTTCTGATTCTAATGGATGTAATCCTTCAAGTATATTAATGAACATTGTTTCACGACGAATATTATTCAAGGAATCATTACCACCCTTTAAGAAGTGATAAAAGTTAACATATTCTCTACGAATTGTAGTGTGTCCTTCTTTATCAGTTGCACCCATTGAGAAAGAACCTGTTTCGTGCATCTTACGAACTTCCTGTGAGATCTTAGTCGTTAGTGTTCCACTATAAGTTGTCTGTTCATCATAACCAGTGTAAGGAACTTCACCCTGTGGCAAAACTGATATGATGGTTTCATCAAAGTTCCATATAAGTAATGCTTTCAAAGATGGATCTTCATATCTTTTCAACACTTCAACTTTCTTTGCCTTTGATCTTTGCTTTGATGCAAGGTGAAATACCTCAAAAGCAAATGGTTTTAAAGGAAGTTCAAGTGGATCTTTTTTAGTCGTCTTCTTCTTCGCTGTCGTTGTCATAATTGTTTTCAAATCTAAATGCTACAATTTCATCTGGTACTAAGTTTCCATTAATGTCAAACATCTCTGGATGTGGTCTAGGAATCTCTCGATAATTCATCATATAGTCTCTTGCGACCCAACCTATAAGAACTCCAACTATAAAAAACATAATTGAAATAGGTAAAGCAAGTGCTGTTAAGACTTGAATATCCATGATACTCCTTTGGTTATTTTATTTCTTTTTCGATAAAGAAAATTCAAAATAGATACCAATCTCTCGATTGAAAAGATTAAATATCTTATCAAAAACAAATGATGTCACTTGTCTTTTTCTTCCTGCATTGAGGATGAATTCAAAACCACGATTAATTTCATAGTTTGAGTTATTTAGCTCATCTGTTAATGATTTTTCGTTCTCTGAGGAACTCAACTGTTTCAACCGACCCTCCTAAATTTTTACCATCACAAACAACTTGTGGAAATGTAGAACCAAATCCAAACTCGTCATAGAATGCTTCTGTGTCAAAGTGTTCATCTAAAGTATACACCACAAACTTGCTACCTGTCAACTCTAATACCTTTTTTACTTTTGCACACGCAGGACACCCATTCTTTGAAAAGACTGTGAAGTTCATATGTTTTTAAGCCTTAAATAATGATTTATACAAATAAAAAAGGGAGGTTGCCCTCCCTTGTGTTACCACCAACACACTTCCCCCACCACAGGGAAGTATCTCTGTCCCAAATCTACAAGGATCTCAGAGACATTTATAGTATAGTATATCTTTTTGGTCTTGTCAAGCTAGTCGGCGGGTTCTGCAGTATTGGTCTTTGCCCACTCCAAATATTCTTGGTAATCGGTGTTTTCTTCGTCAAAAGGTATAAATAAACTATTTGTAAGTGTATTTCCAGATTCATCTTTTATTTTTAAGATACAATCGGTTCTATCTATTTTTGAACCATCAAATAATTCTGAGATTTTTTTATACATTATAATTCTGCGTTAAGTGTACATATGGGTGTGCCAGAGGAAGCTCTTACATATTGTCCTCCAAATCCAGAATCACTTCTCTCATTGAAAATTTGGACAAAATCTTTTCTTGTACCCGCTATACTTAGTGTTCTATTATTCCACGTACCATTTAAATATTCTTGGACACCACTTATATCTGATAGACCACCAGTAGGATTTGCTCGCATCGTGACAGGGAAACTATATTGAACTTTACCATAAGTACTACCATATGCCGATAAAAAGTTAACCACTTGATTTGGAAATATTTCAAATTGATAGTAATAGCGTTGGCAACGTGCAAGTTCATCTCCATAGCTGCGGTGCTCGAACGAGGTTGCTGTGTCTCCAACTTCTACTTGAAGTCCTGTGTATTCAAATGTTGCATCATTTGTTGTATACCATGTTGAAGTATTATCAGGTGTTCTAGTTCCTCCTGCATAAGTATTCCAAGTATTTAAACTTACACCACTGTCAGTGTAATTAGTTCCTGCAAATGGTATGAGTATGTTCCATTGTATTCCTTCACCATTATCATTATCTATTTGAACATTAGAGTTGCCAGGAATTGTTTTTACTACCTTTGTCCAAGTGTCTGCACTTAAAGCAACTGAGTAAGTATATATTTGACCAGTTCCGTCTTGACTTCTTAAATATCCATAGTATGTTTGTGCGACACTTGATTTTACCCAAAATTGTATAGTAATATAACTCGAACTTGATGTATGATCCCAACCACTATTTACAAGATCTTGACCCTCAAATTTATATTGTGGTAGCACTCTACTGCCAGCTTGAGCACCACTTGTTTGGTTTCCGTTTGTAATTTTTATAGCTTTTCTAAATCCATCATTATATGGACCTGTTCCACTTGAAACATCTACCTGTGCCTGTGTGGGTGTTTCATCTGTGCCACTAGAATATGCATTTTGTCTATCAACAGTGTGATAACCAACTGATGTTGATGTCACTCCCCTTTGGGCCACGTTCATGGCTCCGTTAATTACCTTGTTGCGATTAGAGAGTGGTGCTCCTCCTACCGATGTTAATTTTGCAGTGCAAGTTCCATCTGCAGCTGTTGTGATTGCATCACTCGTTGCACTATTGTGTCTGATTGCGTCTACTTTTAATGTGCTCATTATCCTTTTATCTCATAGATTACAACATTTGCAGTTTCACTTCTACTATTGAATTCTGCAACCATATTTGAGTAATTTCTCAAGAAAACCTCTAACAAATAAGTTTGTTGTGATGTTGAATTATGTGTTGTGTCAACATATGTATATGTTGTTCTAAAACCTGTTAATGGACTACCACTACCACTTGTGAATTGTTCATGTGGGTTGTTAGCAGATGTTAGTACTCTTGTTCCATTTCTTTTAACTGCGTATCCTAATGCAGAATTACCACCATTATCTCTCATCAAAAGAGCGAATTGAAAATTAACAATAATTTTGCTATCTGCAAATTTCGGTGTGATAGAAGCAGTCATCGGTGTATCATTATATTGATTTATATGTGAATTATTTAATATAACGGATGATGTTATTACAGATGCTGTGACTTGAACCACTTCACCTGTTTTAAATCTATCAGAATCTGGACTCGTACTTGTTACAATCGTTCCATCAGCATTACTTGGTAATTTTAGTGTGCGATTGGATGATGGATTGCTGTCGGGTGCTGTGATAGAGACACTGTTGCCTCCCGAATGTACTAATTTTATGTTACTCATGATGCAACCTCCATAACTATGACTGAAAATCTCCTTCCAGCATCACTACCTTGATAATTGAAAGTTGCGACACCATTATAACTGTAACAACCAACTCTAACCGTATGTGAACCTGCTGAAAGTTGATTAGAAACATCAAATCCAGTATTAAATGCTCTATGATCATTACTTAATGATGTCTGATGTCCATAAAAATGATGATTATGATCTACATAATGAAACATATTACCGTGTCTATTTGTTGAGTCAACACTTGTCCAAATCCATCCATTCATATCTTGAGCATGTCTTTTAATCTGTCCTGAATGATAATGTATTAATAATCTTGAATTTGATAGTGCAGTTGTAAATGTAAATGATTCAAGCACTACATCTGTGTTTGTAGTACCTTGTTGATCGGCAGTACTAGCTTTAAAACTTTGAACTTTTACAATTTCACCACTTGCATATGTTCTCTTTGCCTGTGTTGCTGCACCACTTGCTATTTTAGCAGTAGTGACAGCATTTGATGCTAATGTAGTATCATTTACAACACCAGAACCAAGACCCCCAACTGAGAGTCCTGTGATACTTCCATCTCCGTTAATAGTTACTGGCATAATATTCTTTACTCCCTAATATTTATACGATAGTCAAGAAACTACCCGATGGTACAGTGACCGTGACGCCAGATTTGATTGCTATCGGTCCTGCAGCCATCGCATTTTTGTCTGTAGATATAG